TTGTTGTTGTTGTTAGGCATTTTGGATTAACTATGAGTGTCGCTATACAGATTCTCCGCTAAGATAGTTAGTCAAGATAAAAGAGAGAGTGATGTTTGTTGTCTCGTTTATCGGCCGGCACCTCCCGGTGCGGTGCAAGCCCAAGCAACTGGTCTCCTGTCATTTCTGACATAAACCGTTCTGCTTCTATTTGCTCTTCGGATGTTATTCCGAAAGCAAGACTAAAATCTTCGCGTGCCTCATCTGTAATTACTGACGGCTCAGCAATCCAAGGGTCGGCTTCCCCTCCCAACCGGTAAAGGTAAGAACGAGGAAGTTCACTCAGTAACGTAGGATGCGCCCTCCTGAGTAAGAGCGCAAACTCCTGCAGTATAGGAACTCCGCTGTTGAGTGCCATATGACACTGTCCAACGGTAGCTACATATGCGGCTCGAAAAGGTAATGACCATACCTTTGGGTGAGTAAGAGCTTTGCCCATTGTTCGGCCTGGTTTAAGTATCATTTTGAGTTTTCCACCAACACGAATTGGCTTACAACCACAAAGTTCAACCTCCTGGAGGCGTCTGGCAACACTCTCAATCTTAAGCTCATGACCGTACGTCCTAAACAGTCTCGGCAGACTGAATTGTACTACTTCGGCTATGTCTTCCTCCACTAGGAGGCAACAATCATCGCCATCATCAGCTATATCCCACTGGCTAGGTTTTGCTCCTATGAGCTTCATTGCATCTGCAACCATGAGGATCATTAGGACGCAATTTCCTAATGCTGTGTTCATGTCACCACTCATTCGGCGACCATCTGTCTCGTATTTGACCCCAGATTTAGTAAAACACTTATTTCGAAGTTGCCAGGACAATATCTTCTGCAAATATGGTGAGTCAAACACTCTATTGTATACTAGGTGTTCTACTTCCAACAATTTGCGTGAACAATGTCCATCAAACCTCGAGCAGTCGAGTGCTAACTGTACTGGCCGTTTGAACCGTGACCATTTGCTTTGAATGAGAGCGGCGCGGGCCTCT